ACCAATCCTCGCACTGGTGTGGTCGATCCCGGTAGCTACGACCGCCGCATGAAGGCAGGAGAAGAAAACTTGAACCGCCTCAAATCTGCTGTTGAATCTGTCCGCTCATTCTTCTCTCGTGAGAAAGAGCCAGCGTCTTCTCCATCAAACATCACTGGCGACTCAGGCATGAGCGAGTCTGATGTTGCGAAGAAGCAGTCCATGTCCAACATGTCCTTCGATAAGAAGGAAGAGCCAAAGGCAGAAGTAAAAGCAGAAGAGCCTCGTCGCAAGATAGAGGACTACATGGTCAAGCCAGAGGCTGTTTCAAAGCCAAGCACAACTGCACAGGACTTGCCTGCTGCCCCAGCCGCCGACGCTGCTCCTGCCGCCGCTGCTTCGTCAAATGCTGCTGTGGTAAAGAAAGCCGCCGCCCCAGTAGTTGCTCCTGTAAAGAAAAAGAAGCCAGCAAAAGTAGATCGATCAAACAAGTCTGGTCAATCTCAAAAAGACATTGAGGCTCTAATCCTTCAAAACAAAGGCCTTGCTGGTAATGATGCGATGAAGAAGCAACAGCAACAATCAAGCACAATAACCAAGCCTACTGGCAGTGGCCGTGTGCCAACGCCAGAGCAGGCCGCCGCTAATCGACAAGCTCTGATAGACAAAGCAAAGAGCGTCGGCACAAGCGTAGCTGACTACATCAAAAACTTTGAAACACCTGCCGAGCGAAGATCACGCTTGGCTAAGGAAGCAGCAGGGAAGTAACTTGCTTCAAAAGCCATCAATACAAGTTCTTAACGCCCTTGCATCGCTCAAGGGCAACAGTCAGTTTGAGACCATCCGTCAATGGATGGAGGCCTCACTACAAGACCTGTATCGCAACAGCGTCAACACAAGGGAAGATGTTCTCTCTCGTTGGCAGCAGGGAGCGGCACAGGCTGTGAGTGAGTTTTTAGAAAAATCAAAGGATGCCGAAGAGGTTATCCGAAAGTTGCGGTAGATAGTCGAAAGACTGTCTAGCAGCATTTTGCTGCAACAGGTGCTGGCCTATCCCAGCAACCGTTGAACACCGAACAAATCACTCGAATACCGCAAGACTCGAATGTGACTGTCTCGGCTCACGGAGAAAAGATGTCTACATTGCCACGTGCAGTTGTCGAAGCAGAAATGCGAGCCGACAAAATTTTGGAAGAAATGTCAAAGCAGAACACGGTGGAGATCGCCGACCCTCAGCCTCCGGCTGAACAGGTTGTCCCTCCTGCTCCCCCTACCGTTGACGACTCTCAGCCTCCTCAAGAGGAAAGTTGGGAACACCGATTCAAGGTTCTACAAGGGAAGTACAACGCAGAAGTTCCACGCTTTGCCCACGAGAACAAAGATTTAAAGAACCGCCTTCAATCTCTAGAGGAACAACTCGAAGAGATGAAGAACGCCAAACCTCCTGAACTACTGGTGAAGCCAGAGGAGATTGAGCAATACGGTGAGGGTTTGATTGACGTAGCCCGTCGAGTCGCCAGAGAAGAGCTGGCCTCCAAGGATGCGATGATCGCCAAACTCAAATCCGAAATTGATTCAGTCAAATCTGTTCAGTCACACGTCGTTCAAGACAGCTTCTTTAGATCACTGACCGAAATGGTTCCCGACTGGGAGGCCCTCAACGCAGACACCAATTTCTTGAATTGGTTGGATGGAGTTGATGACCTAACAGGAGAAACCAGACAGGCGCTTCTCGGCAGAGCAGAACAATCTCGTGACCCAGTCCGTGCGGCCAAGTTTTTCAACACGTACAAGAAGATGTCACAAACGTGGGCGGCAAAAAGCGCCGCATCATTGGAACAGCAAATCGTCCCACCGACAAACCAATCTCCATCGACACCGCAAGCGAAGAAGATTTGGACTCGTGCAGAAATCACAACTTTCTACAACAGGGTAAGACGAGGAGAGGTATCAGATGCAGACGCTATTGCCATTGAAGCTGATATTGCATCAGCATCAGTCGAGGGTCGTATTCGATGACCCAAACAATCAATCTTTCTTTTAAGGAAAAATCATGTCAATTGGAGTAGCAGGCTCAGGTTCCGCAGCCCTTATCAGCGGAGCATATCCCCAGTATTCAACTGCCAGTACAACCAAGTTCATCCCTGAAGTTTGGTCTGGTAAGTTGCAGGCGAAGTTCTACAAGAGCACTGTTCTTGCAGAAATCACCAACAACGACTGGGAAGGCGAGATCAAAGGCCAAGGCGACAAGGTCTACATCCGTTCCATTCCTACCATCACTGTTCGTGACTACACGAAAGGTATGAACCTCACCAATGAAGTTCCAGAGTCAACACCTTTGGAATTGAACATTGACAAAGGTAAATACTACTCTGTCGTGTTGGACGACGTTGATGCTGTTCAGGCCGATGTCAAGTTGATGGACATGTTCACCAACGATGCCAGCGAGCAAATGAAGATCACCATCGACTATGATGTGTTGAATGGCGTGAAAGCTGGCGCAGCAACCGCCAACAAAGGCGCAACTGCTGGCGCTATCTCTGGCAACATCAACTTGGGCGCAACCTACGCCACTCGTGCCATCAGCAAGACCAACGTGTTGGACTTGATTTTGGACATGGGCCAAGTGCTGGATGAGCAGAACGTCCCCGAGACTGGTCGTTGGTTGGTTATTCCTTCGTGGATGGCCGCCATGATTAAGAACTCTGACCTGAAGCAAGCGTACTTGACTGGCGACAATCAATCTATCCTGCGTAACGGCAAGCTGGGCATGATTGACCGCTTCACACTGTACGTGTCCAACAACCTGCCTACCGCAACCGACTTGGGTTCCGACTCATCTACCGGCGGTACAGGTACTGCTGCTGACGTGGCTGCATGGAACATCCTCGCTGGTACACGTGATGCGATCTCCTTCGCTTCACAAATGACCAACGTCGAAACCATCCGTGCTCAATCCACATTCGGTAACATCGTTCGTGGTTTGAACGTCTACGGCTACAAAGTGACCAAGCCTGAGGCTTTGGTCAACGCTCTGGTTTCCAAAGCCTAAGCAGTTGCCGAGGAATTGGGGGAGGCTTCGGCCTCTCCCCTTTTTATGCTTTACATCCGCAACACTAAAACCAGCAAACTTCACGCTTACGATAGATCCTTGCTTGAGCTTGGATACTACGCAGAGTATGAGGATGATCCACGTGATCCGCCGAAGCAGACAAAGGACATCACGTTCTATGTCTCTGCGGTGGGGATCGGGGACGCTGTTTGCGGAATGTATGCAGCTTGCGGAATAGCAGACCAAGGGTTCAGCGTCACGCTTCACACGAGGCATGTCGATTGGCTCTCCGCTGTTTCGCACCCCAATGTCAGCATTTGCCCAGAGACAGATTTCTCGGCAGATGCAAACCTTGACTACCAAGGCCAACTCCGATCAGGAGGTATTGGTGGATCAAGGCCAAACTGGTACGTCCAGAACCTGCGCCGTTACTACGAGATCCCAGATTGTGTAGCCAAGAGGCCGGAGAGGGTAACCAAGTACACCAAGGCTGAGAAGCTGGCCGTCCTTGTACCCACAAGCGTCTGGTCGGTACGTTCTTGGAATGCCGACAGATGGACAGATATGTCGAATCTGTTGACAGATGCAGGATACGTAGTGGTGACCATAGGCTCCGGTAGAGACAGAGAGCTTCTTGAGAAGATCCCTTCCACGCAGCTTTACTGGAACCGGCCAGCCTCTGAGATCCTTGAGTTGATCGGCAGCGCCACCATCCTGTACGGTAACGATAGCGGCATGGCACACATTGCCGGACTGATTGGTACGCCGACAGTGGCTGTTCTTGGCCCGACGACCAGAGACTTCGTCTTTGATTGCTCTGAATCTGTTATTGGAATAGGATCGGACATGCCGTGCAGCGGATGCTACTGGCAAAGAGACAAGGGCTGGGACGAACGGTGTGTCAAAATCTGCGAGTCGTTGCAGTCAATCCAGCCAGCAACCGTATTCCAATTGGGAGAATCGCATGTTCATGAGAAACAAACGCACGGGTCGTCTGGTGGTGTACGACGAAAAGCTGTTGGATCTGGGGTACGAGGTCGTTCAGGAAGAAGAAAAGCCGAAGAAGCCAACGGATGATGAAGTGTCGATCCAAGACGACATCAAAGTCAAGCTCCACAAAGAGGCCGCATGAAAGCCAAAGACATTAAAAGAGAAGGCGGCAAGCTCGTCTATCGAGGACAAGAGTTTGACGGCTTCAACAAACCAAAGAATGCGCCAGCAGGGGCAAAGCAAAAGAAGGTTGTCCTTGCCAAGAAGGGCGACGAGGTCAAGCTCGTGCGCTTTGGATTACGTGGAATGGAAGATTTCACCCAGCACAAAGACCCAGAGCGCAGGAAAAACTACCTCGCTCGGTCAGCGGGAATCAAAAACAAAAGCGGTCAGCCCACCAAGGATGATGTGTTCAGTGCAAATCACTGGGCTAGAAAGGTACTTTGGTAGTATAAATGGCAACATTTCAAACTGTAATGGACGATGCTAGGGTATTGCTCAATGATGAAATCACTGCGCTGAACCCAGACCCTCGATATACGGAGGCCCAGTTGATGAGCTACGCTCGCTCGGCGCTGATCGAGGCTCGTCGTGTCAGGCCGGATCTGTTCTTGTCCAACCTGACCACATCGTTCGCCGCCTACACAGCGGCATCCACCATCCCTATCTCTGACGACTACCTGCTTGCGATGGTGGACTACGTTGTCCACAGGGCAGAGTTGAGAGACGATGAGTTCGCAGTGGATGGCCGGTCTGCCGCCCTGTATCAGAAATTTAAAGCTGGCCTGCTGGGGATCACATGAAGACACTTGAATCATTCTTGCCAGAGATTCTTCCAGATGTGCCCGGCTGTCCCTCGGACATGGCGATCCGTGCCCTGAGAAACACAATCATTGAGTTCTGCGAGAAGAGTCTGATCCATCAGGACACGCTCGATCCGATCACTGCTTATGAGAATGTGACAGATTACGATCTGGAGCCGCCCAAGAACTACCGCATCCAGAAGATCATGAAGGCGTGGTATCTGGGTCAGGAGCTTGACCCATTGGCTCCGGACGACATTGGTTTGCCAGATGCCTACAGAACCAGCATCACTGGATACACGGCCAGCAAAGGCCCACCCGCCGCATACACCCAGAAGGACGTTGACACCTTCACCATCCTACCAATACCGGATCAGAAGTATGCCAACGCCATTACAATGAGAGTGGCGCTTGTTCCCTTGAGAACAGTGACAGAGGTTGCAGACTTTCTGTTTGAAATCTGGGGTGAGACAATCGGGTTCGGAACAAAGGCAAGGCTCATGCTCACTCCCGGCAAGCCCTATTCAAATGCTGAGTCTGCAAACTTTAATCAGGTGCGATACACGGTCGGCCTGAATGATGCAAGACAACGTGCTGCTCGTGGCAATGTGAGATCAGATTTGCGAGTAAAGTTGAGGAAACCATGACAGACAAAATCAAACTCGTTCAAGGCGACACTCGACCAGCAATTGTCTGCACAATCACTGACGAGACAACAGGTGACCCAGTCAACATCACTGGCGCAACTGTCGTTTTAAAGTTCCGTCCAACCGGCAGCACAACTCTTCAAGCAACAGTCACTGGAACAGTGACATCTGGCTCCACTGGACAGGTTGCTTTCTACCCAGCCTCTACTCCAGCCATGCTGACAGGAGACGCAGGAGATTACGAAGGCGAGATTGAAATCACATTCTCTGATGGTCAGATTCAAACTGTCTACGACTTGCTGAAGTTCAAGATCCGTGAGGATTTCTAAATGTCTGGAAAGGTATCGGCATCTGTTCAGAATGCCAAGCCTAGATTAAGCGTCACACTGGTCGACGCTGTTGTTGAGTCTGAGCGTGTCCTAGCAAAAGCGGACATATCAAAGATCACTCCAGTCATCACACGGTCGCAGGTCATCCCGACGGCGGCAGTGGCCTACACGATCCCTGCGGCTGAGATTGCGTACATCAGTCTGTTTCTGGATGTAGAGATAGACAACACGGGGTTGTTTCGCTACATCCCAGAGTCTGTTGTACTGGTAGACGGCAAGGTCATCGCATTCTCCAAGTCGCCAACTGATTCTGTTTCTTTTACAGATTCGCAGATAAGAGAAACTTCTCTTGGCAAGGCTGACTCCGTCACGATACTGGATGTTTTCCAGTCGCTCTTGATATTTGTGCGGCTGTTTGAGGAAACAATATCCCTATCTGATGCGTCAACGAAATCAGTAGACAAGGCCGCCTCCGACAGCATAGCGACCAGCGAGACTCTGGCGTTTACGTTTGAGAAGTATTTGTCTGATGCGTTTGCATTGAACGATCTGTCGGATGTAAACGGGACAACGATTTCATTCAGCGACTTTACAAACAACGTCGTGTCTTCTTCTGACCTGATATTGTTGTTGAGCAGTAAGACAATTCAAGATTCCGTAACGTCATCTGACAGCGGGTATCTATTCTCTCAAGGCTATTGTGACCTGACATACTTCGCAGAAGATTACGTCGGCGAATACAGAACTTTTTAACAAGGAAGAAACATGTTTGATGAATCATTAAAAATCACCGGATCTTTGAAGATTGATGTCTTTGGTTCTGATGGCGCTCTCAAGGACAGCCGTGAAGTAAAGAACTTGGTCGTCACCTCCGGCAAGACATTCATTGCCTCACGCATGGTTGGAACATCCAGTAACGTGATGAGCCACATGGAGCTTGGTTCGGGTACTACTGCTGCTGCGGTTGGCAACACAACTCTTGAAACTGTCATCTCCTCCTCACGCACAGCGTTAACCAGCGGAACAAGTTCTACCAACGTCGTGACGTATGTGGCAACCTTCCCTGCTGGAACAGGCACAGGCGCAGTGACAGAGGCTGGCATCTTCAATGCTTCTTCTGGCGGAACAATGCTCTGCCGCACTGTGTTCTCTGTGGTCAACAAAGGTGCTGATGATGCAATGAGCATCACTTGGACTATCACCGTCTCTTGATTGGGGTAGTAAATGTCAACAATCGTCCTTCGCTCGGTTAAAGGATCTCCGTTAACCAACACGGAGGTCGATACCAACTTCAGTAATCTCAACACAGACAAGATTGAATCTGTCACGTCGACAGATGGATCTGTTGCCATTACTTCTGTTGGAACTACTCGTGACCTGAGCGTATCTGTCGCTGCCGCCACTACAAACGTAATCTGTCAGGTCAAGAACATGACAGGTGCAACGGTAACCAAGGGTACGGCGGTCTACATCTCCGGTGTGAATGGACAGATCCCAACGATCACCAAAGCTCAGGCAGACATCGATGCCACTTCAGCGCAGACGCTTGGACTCATTACAGCAGATATTGCAAACAATGCAACAGGTTATGTAACGATCATTGGATTGATTAGCAATATCAATACATCTGCTTACACAGATGGTCAGCAACTTTACTTGAGTCCAACTACCGCCGGTGGATTGACAACAACCAAGCCATTCGGCGGAGATCATTTGGTTTATGTGGCTGTTGTAGAGCATGCCCATCCGACCCAAGGCAAGCTGTTTGTCAAAGTGCAGAACGGCTATGAGGTGGACGAGCTGCATAATGTGTCTGCTCAATCTCCTATAAATGGAGAGATGCTCGTTTACAGCACAAGCTCAACCTTGTGGCAGAAGGTTTCTGCATCTAGTTCAACAGTGATTGCTGCCGCACAAGCAAACCTACAAGTCGATCCAGCAGGTACAGCCGTTGCTCTTGCAATTGCATTAGGATAAAACATGGCAAATACATTCACATCTTACGCAAACAAATCTGTCGGAACATCTGCGGCAACTGTCGTGACTATCGGAGCTTCGACACAGACAACCATCATTGGCATGTCTTGTGCCAACATAATCACCAGCCCAGTGACAATCGATGCGTATTTCACAAGGTCAGCCGTGGATTACTATCTTGTGAAGGGAGCCACTGTCCCAGTCGGCGGAGCTTTGGTGATTGTGGGTGGAGATCAAAAAGTAGTCTTGACCACCAGTGACGTATTGAAGGTAGTTTCTTCCGCAGCGTCGTCCATTGATGTCGTAACCTCTGTTCTGAATATCACATGAGCTACATAGGCAACACCAACACCACACAGGCGTTTACACCGGCTGTAGATTTCTTCAGTGGGAATGCTTCGACCACGGCGTTTACATTGTCTCGCCCAGTGGCTTCTGTGGCTCAGGTGCAGGCTGTCATCTCAAACGTACCGCAAGCACCGGGTACTGCTTTCACAGTCAGTGGCAACACCATCACGTTCACCTCTGCCCCGCCCAGTGGCACGAACAACATCTATGTGTATTACACAAGCCCGATCACGCAGGTTATTGCACCAAGCCAAGGGACTGTAGGTACGACGCAGCTTCAGAATGGGCTTACGGTTAACTTTGCAGATGGGTCTGCCGCCGCTCCGTCTATTACAAACGATGGCGATACCAACACCGGCATTTTCTTCCCCGCCGCTGACACCATTGCTTTTGCTGAAGGTGGTGTTGAGTCTATGCGTATCGATTCCGCCGGTAATGTGGGGATTGGTACGAGTTCGCCATTTGGTAGATTGCACGTTGAGTCTTCGGCAGGCGGTTTGCCTCTTTATGTCAACACTACAGCATCAGCGCAAAACGCACGCATTCGACTCAATAGTACGGACAATGCCTCATCTGTTTCGTACGTTCTTTCTTATTCGCACGCAAGTTTAAACAAGCAAGCATCAATACTTCTTGGCGGCACTGGAGCGATTGGTTTTTATACAAATCAAACCGCTGGTTCAGAACCAACCAGTGGAATTCTTGCCGCCTCTATTGACACAAGCGGCAACTTGCAATTCAACTCAGGCTACGGCTCTGTTGCTACTGCTTATGGTTGTCGTGCTTGGGTAAACTTTAACGGCACAGGTACTGTGGCGATCAGGGCATCAGGTAATATATCGAGCATTACCGATAACGGTACTGGCGATTACACAGTGAACTTCACGAATGCTATGCCCGATGCAAATTATGCTTACCATATTGGATCAAAACAAGATCAATCTGGTCTTGGCGATGCTGCATTTCCAACAAATGGGACTCCCACCGGCGCAACTGATGGGGCGGCGGGCATGACAACTACACGAATTAGATTACGTTTTACGAACTTTGATGCCACTCCAGCAACGAGAGATCAAGAAGTTGCTTGCGTTTCCATTTTCAGATAAGGAGCAAACATGCCAATAAGCAAAATCAGTCAAGCAGGTTTGGACGCTCCCTTATCTTTAACAAGCCCAACGCTGACAACGCCAAACATTGACTCAGCGCAAATTGCAACTGTGTCTGGTACTGCACCACTTTATATGTGTCGTGCTTGGGTGAACTTCAACGGCACAGGCACTGTGGCAATTCGTGGAAGTGGTAATGTCACTTCAATTACTGACAATGGAACAGGGGACTACACAGTTAACTTCACCACAGCAATGAGTGATGCAAATTATTCAACAGTAGGAACTACTGGAAGTCCCGCAGCGGCTCATGGTATTGTTACATTTTTTGCAGGTACTGGAACTGCTACAACTACAAGCACTATAAGATTTGCCACTGTCACTGCAAACGGCAGTTCGACACAGTTTGACTATGTGAATGTATGTCTTGCGGTATTTAGATAAAGGAGAAACCATGAACCAAAGAATCATTTTCCAAACAGACGATGGCGTAGCAGTCATTGTTCCAGCACCTGAATGCGGTTTAACCATTGAGGAAATTGCCGCCAAGGATGTTCCTGCTGGCAAGCCTTACAAGATTGTGGATGTCGCTGACATTCCCTCCGACCGCACATTCAGATCAGCATGGGAGTACACATGAGCATTACCATCAACATTGACAAAGCCAAAGCAGTCGCCCACGACAAGCGCAGAGAAGCACGAACGCTTGAGTTTGCGCCATTGGACATCAAGGCAACTATTCCCTCTGAAGCAACAGCGGCTGAAGCGGCAAGGGCGGCGATCAGAACCAAGTATGCAGACATGCAGACAGCCATTGACGCAGCCACAACCGTAGACGAAATCAAAGCAGCCATGCCATGAGCTATATCGGCAACACACCAATCTCAGTAGCCTTCCTGACTGACACGTTCAGCGGGACTGGAAGTCAGACTGCGTTCACCATGACGGTGGCTCCGGCAAACACGTCGTCTATTCTTGTGGCTGTGACTGGTGTGGTGCAAGACCCATCGACATATTCTGTATCTGGCACAACGCTGACATTCTCTGCCGCCCCGCCGAGCGGGACAAGCAACATCTCTGTTCGCTACCTTGGCATCCCAGCATCGGGCGTGACCACCACAGCCTACAGGACTGTGACCAACTTCACTGCGACCGCAGGACAGACATCGTTCTCAACCCCAAGCTATACCGTTGGTTACATTGACGTGTACAGAAACGGTGTGCGACTTGTCTCAACAGATTTCACAGCCACCACAGGAACAACAGTTGTCTTGACCAACGCCTGCACCGCAGGCGACACAGTGGTGACTGAGAGCTTCTACGTCTCCAGTGTGTTGAATGCCATTCCTGCAACAGCGGGCAGCGTGTCGGACAGTTATATTGTTGATGTCTCAGCTTCAAAGCTGACTGGATCAAGAACAATCCCCAAAGGTACGATGCCAGCAGGGTCTGTGTTGCAAGTAGTGCAAGGAATTAAAACTGACACCTTTGTTAGTAGCGCAACTGTTACAGATACGGCAGTAACAGGTTTAACTGTGTCAATTACACCAACAAGTTCTAGTAGCAAAATTCTTGTTTTTTGTAATCTTGGGATTGCCGCAGAAAATGCACAAGGAGGCGCAACAAAATTGACTAGAACAGTAAACGCTGTAACAACTCAACTATCTTTAGCAGATACAGCGGGTAGTCGTTCAAGAGGTTCATTTGCTGGTAGTGCTTATAGAGGCAGTGCATCGGGTTATTTGCTTATGGTGTTGAATCAAAATTTAAGTTATTTAGATTCACCAGCAACAACATCTGCAATTACTTATGGTGTTCAAGTATCAAGTATTAGCGTTGGAACATATATCAATAGGTCTGGTACTGATACTGATGCGGCAGATACATATAGGGGTGTTAGTTACATTACTGCAATGGAGATTGCGGCATGATTGATTTAACAAAACCTTTATTTGCGCTTTACCCAACTGCAAAATGGACTTTAAATGGTGATGATTATTCTGGATTAACTTGGTTGTCTGAAGATATTTCAAAACCAACAGAAGCAGAACTTTTAAGTTGGGTTGACCCCAACGCATACAAAGCCAAACGTGCTGCTGAGTATCCACCAATCACAGACTACCTTGATGGCATAGTTAAAGGCGATCAGGCGCAGATTGATAAATACATCGCTGACTGCCAAGCAGTCAAAGACAAATATCCCAAGGTAGCACCATGACCAACGCAGTAACCATTGCTCAACAAGGCTCAAACAACACCACATTCCGCAATAGGATCATCAATGGTGCAATGGTGATTGACCAAAGGAATGCGGGGGCTGAGGTGAACCCTGCTGCTAATGGTGTGTATTATCTAGATAGATGGCAAGTAACATCTTCTGCGGCAAGTAAATTCAAAATTGGTCAAAACGCTGGCGCAGTAACACCACCAACTGGGTACATCAACTATCTTGGATGCACTTCTCTTTCGGCGTATACAGTTGGTTCAGGAGAGGCATTTACAGTAAGACAAAAAATTGAAGGATTAAATGTTGCTGACTTGGCTTGGGGAACTGCATCAGCCGCAACAGTTACTTTTTCATTTTGGGTTTACTCAAGCCTAACTGGAACTTTTGGTGGGGCGATCAAAAACTCAGCAGAAAACAGGTCTTATCCTTTTTCTTACACTATATCCGCAGCAAATACTTGGGAACAAAAAACTGTAACCATTGCTGGTGACACAACAGGAACTTGGTTGACCACAAATGGCGTTGGGTTAGTCGCGAACTTTTCGCTTGGGGCTGGCGCTACTGTATCTGGAACTGCTGGTGCGTGGGCAGGCACAAACTACTCATCAGCCACAGGCGCAACATCAGTAGTCGGCACAAACGGCGCAACTTTCTACATCACAGGCGTACAGCTTGAAGCGGGAAGCACTGCATCCCCGTTTGAGTATCGTTTGTATGGGACTGAGTTGGCTTTGTGTCAGAGGTACTACTACAGAAATTCCCCCGGTGCTTCAAACTCGCCTTTAGGCGCTGGAACTGTTGCTTCAGGTACAGCCGGTACAGGAATTACACAATTTCCTGTTGCAATGCGAAGTGCGCCTACGGCACTCGAACAAAGCGGTACAGCCGCTGATTACAACATCAGTCACGCAGGAAGCAGTTATGCAAATAACGCTGTACCAACTTTTGTTTCGGCAAACGCTTACATTGCTAATACTCAGTTTACTAATGGCGGCACAATGATTAGTGGCGGGGCCGTTATTCTCAGAACAAACTCAACATCAGGTTATTTAGGTTGGAGTGCTGAACTATGATTTACAAAAAACTTCCACTCAACACGGACAATGTTCAAATTATGGCTCGCATTGATGATGATGGCAAATGCCGCCTAACTTGCACAGAAGACAATCCAGAATTTAAAACATGGCTTGCAGAGGGCAACACACCTGAACCCGCAGAGGAGGTGAACAATGGCATTAACTAAAGTAGCTTCTTCAATGGTTGGTGACGGCAGTGGACAAGCGTTCAACCCGTCAGTGCCGATCTACGAAAACACCAAAGTGGTGACGGTCAGCTATACCATCACGGCTGGAGCATGTGCCATGTCTGTCGGGCCGATCACATTGAATGCTGGTGTCACAGTAACCATTCCAGCGGGTAGTAGGTGGGTGGTTTTGTAGAAAATTATCATGACTAAAAAACAAAGAACTCAAAAAGAATTGGATGCAATTAAATTAAATTGGCATCTAAAAGATAATCGAATTTGCTGGTCAAGAAAGGCTGGCACTAAAAATATTGGTGATCCTGTTGGATTAAGTGTTCAAAAATCGAATCATAGAGTTGCTTATCTCACTATTGATAAAAAACTAACTGCATTTGTTGAATCAAATGTAATTTGGTTTTTAACATATGGTGAGTGGACATTGGAAGAAATTGATCATATAGATGGAAATCCTTTAAATAATTCACCAGAAAATTTGCGTTTAGCAACTAGATCAGAACAATGTCGTAATAGAATTTCTGGGAAAGCAGGTAGACCAAATAAAGGTGTTTACAAGCGAGAATATGGTAATAAATGGTCTGCTCAGATTTGGGTTGATGGTATGTGTAAAAATCTTGGAACATACGACTCAGAAGACGAGGCAATTGAAGTTCGTGAATTGGCAACAATGATGTTGCACGGAGACTTTGCCAATACAAAATCTTATCGGATTGGAACATAAAGATGGCTGGATTTGCTTTAGCAGGAGATACATCAGGACAGATTGCAGTGAATGCCCCTGCTGTTGCGGGTACAAACACGCTGACACTACAAGCCGCCACTGCGACAAATGCTGTCAATACGTTGGGTACGGCGGTTGCATCTACATCAGGCACTTCAATTGATTTCACAGGTTTGCCAAGTTGGATTAAAAAAATTACTGTGATGTTTAGTGGCGTGAGTACAAATGGTACTTCCCCAGTGTGTGCATTGATAGGAACATCTAGCGGGATTGTTTCAACTGGGTATTCTGCTGGAGGTATGCGATCTTTTGTTGCATCAAACGACTCAGTTGGTGTGCAAACAGCTAGATTTTTAGTAGATGGGGCGGCACAAGATTCAGGCGCATCTCGACATGGACACATGGTTCTTACATCTCTTGGTAGCAATGTGTGGGTTCAGTCTTCAATCACCTCTAGATCAGATGGCAATGCTTCATCTAATTGTGGCGGTTCTATAACCCTTTCAGCTACTCTTGACCGAGTACGCATCACCACAGTTAACGGCACAGACACATTCGATGCTGGCACTATCAACATTCTGTACGAAGGATAATCATGTCAGCAATTGTTTTAACCTCTGAGACGCTAATCGGCACACCAGCGCCGGGCAACCTTGAATACAACGGTCAATTCTTTGGCACTGACAGCGCAGGGTCTCGGGCGCAGTTGCAGAGGATTACGCAGGGTACATCTGTTTCTGCATCAGGCACAAGCGTTACTTTTACGGGTATTCCTAGTTGGGCTAAACGCATCACTTTTGTTATGAGTGGTGTTAGTACAGCCTTAAACAGCTATATGACTGTTCGTTTAGGTTCAGGAAGTATTACTACTAGCGGTTATGTTGGCTACTATTCTTATGTAACCAATGCTGCTGCAACTTCAGCTTCTTCCATTACAGACGGCTTTCAGATTCAAGCTGCTAGTTCTGCTAGTAATGTCTATGCACTTGTGACAGTATGTAATGTTTCAGGAAATTCTTGGGTTGCTACTGTTGCTGGTGGTTCACCTGCGGCTTCTACAACCTTTCAAGGCGGTGGTGGCATTACTCTTAGCGGTGTTTTAGACAGAATAAGCGTTACTACACCAGTAGGAACAGACACCTTTGACGCTGGTTCAATCAACATTTTGTACGAGGGCTAAATCATGGCAACAGTAATAGATGGTTCAGCAAGCGTCACGATCAACAATGGTGCGGTACTGGGGATTACCTCTGGCACTGCGGTTGCCTCTACATCGGGTACAAGCATTGACTTTACAGGGTTACCGTCTTGGGTGAAGCGCATTACTGTAATGTTTTCTGCTTTCAGTACCAATGGTTCTTCCGTACCTATTGTTCAACTTGGAACATCTGGTGGGATTCAAGCAACTTCATACACTGGAAGCACTTGGCAAGCTAACACAAATAACGTAAATCATTCAACTGGTTTTATTATTAGCGTTGTTCATTCTGCGCCATATGTAATTGAAGGGGTGCTAATTTACAATTTATTAAATAGTTCTACAGGACTTTGGGTTGGTTCTTACGCAGCAGGCTTATCCAATACACCAACAAGTTTTGTGGGTGGAGGTTCTAAAACATTATCAGGAACGCTTGATCGCATCAGAATTACTACAACCAACGGCACAGACACATTCGATGCTGGCTCAATCAACATTCTTTATGAAGGCTAAACCATGACACACAGAATCGTAGTAAATGTAGAGACAGGCGTAACCTCAATCGTTGAGTACACACCTGAAGAACAAGCAGTGCATGATGCGGCAGTAGCGGCACAACAGGCAGAGGCTGAAGCACAAGCATTGGCAGAGGCGGCACAAAGCCAACAGATGCCAGATAATCCCCCACAAGGAGAGTAACAATGGCTCAACAGAAATTTACCAACAATGCAGTAGCCACGCTATCCGCATCTATCAACAGTACGGCCACCACGATTACAGTTGCCTCCGGACAAGGCGCTCTGTTCCCCACTCTGTCAACAGGTGATTATTTCTACGCCACCATCATTGACTCCAGCAACAACATTGAAATCGTCAAGGTTACGGCTAGAGCAACAGATTCATTGACAGTTGTTCGTGCCCAAGAAAGCACAACAGGTAGATCTTTTGTCGGCGGCGACAGCATTACCCTGCGAGTCACAGCCGCTGGCCTGAACAACTTTGCTGGTCAAGATAAGAACAATACGTTCTCCGGGACAAACACGTTCTCCGGGACAAATACATTCAGCAGCACCCTTACTATCTCAGGAACAGCAACTGTTTCTGGGACTTTGGCTGTTCCAACACAATCATTTGGAGACAATGACACGTCAGCCGCATCAACTGCTTTTGTTCAGGCCGCACTAGCAGCCGTATACCCAGTTGGATCTATCTATACAAATGCAACTTCTAGCACCAATCCAGCAACCTTGCTTGGCTTTGGCACATGGACTGCATTTGGTGCTGGTCGTGTAATGGTTGGACTCGATGCAAGCAATGTTTTGTTTGACACTGCTGAAGAAACTGGTGGTAGTGCAGATGCAATTGTTGTTAGCCACACTCACACAGCAACATCAACAGTTACAGACCCCGGACACTTTCACTCTTATGAGCAGCCAAGCAACACCTTTATTCA